CATTGTGCCGGCCCCTTATCCGTCTAGATTGCGGGCCTGTAGTTGGCCCTGTGGTAGCCGTTGGCTTCATTCTAGCCGCTGAGGTGGCGACTGTTATCGCTGTCGCCGCGACAATAACCGTTTTACGATCCTCGACGGTGATCTTTGACCCGACTTGGACGTAGCCGGAATAATCTTCGCTACTGAATACGTCTACTTTTTCCTCGAACGTTTCCCGCACCTGTACCGGGGCTAGGTTGACGGCTTCCACAATGAGCGCTTTTGCCTCTTGCGGTAAATCCTCAAATGTCTCGTTTTCTGTTAATTTTATTATTTCCTCGCTAGTTACTTCCTCACCATCGAGCACTTCTGCAACGTCTTCGATCAGTTCTATTTCGATGTCTTCTTCTACTAGTGCTTCTAATAATGCCACGGTGGGGCTATCATCCTCGTATGGCGATTCTTCTACTTCCGCTTCAACTGTTGGGACTGTTGGTGTTGGCGTTGTTGGTGTTGGTTGGGGTGCCGGTGTCGCTTGTATTGTTTCTGGGGTTGGTGTTGGTTGCTCCGGTGTTGGTGTTGGCGGTTCTGGTGTTGGTGACGGTAAGACGAACACGGGGCTGGGAGTCGGGGTTTGCGTCGGAACGGGAACGGGTGTAGGCGTTGGCGTGGGTATGGCTGTTGGCGTCGGTAATGGCGTTGGTTCGGGCGTGGGCGGTATTGGGGTAGGCGTCGGCTCTGGTGTAGGCGTTGGGGTTGGCTCGGGGGTAGGTGTGGGTGTCGGTGTTGGTGACGGTGTGGGTGTTGGTTCGGGTGTAGGCGTGGGCGTTGGCACTATAGGCGGTAGCCCGGTGGCATCCATTGAAAAAACGCCCGTTTCTGTATCGTACACATTCACGTTCAGCCGGTACGAGCCGGCGGGTAGGTCGACAAGGTCCAATAAAGCGTCCCAGCACATTGTTACGTCATCATTATGAGCGGCGGAATCGTCATCGGAAAAAAGTAACGTGTCCTCGTCGTCAAATAAGTAAAGGAACGGGTCGCCGGCATAAGCGCCGGTGTTCAGGCCGGTCCCGTGATCGTCACAGGTAAGACTAGTGAACGTTGTAAATGTTACCGTCGTTGTTTCTGTAAGCGTGAAAAGGATATCTACGCCGGCGGTACCGTCCACGTCGATACTACAATCCCAGGCGCCGTCGTCGTCTACGCATTCGATACTTGAGGCATACGCTGGGGGCGCTATCCACGCGATGGCAAATAAAGATATTAAAAGTAGCCGGCTTGTTGCATAGAAGACCTTGTTAGCTTTCACCGTACATGTCGTCTAGTAAATGGTCTTCTTCCTTGGGTACTAGGAGGCTGGCTGATCCATTGCCGCTGAAACGGCTAGCGAAGAAACCTTTGAGCATTGATAGCACAGCCGCACCGCCCGCGCCCAATACCAGTTTCCATTCCGCTACATTCATGTCAATGAGCTGGTCGGTCGCTAACATTCCCCCGGCCGCTTGTACGAAGGTAGATATAACGCGTTCTAATAAGTCTTTCCAGTCGATCATAAGCCTAAAGCCTTCCAAGTATTTTTTCCGCATAGGCCGTCTACTTTCAGCCCTCTAGATTTCTGAAACCTTTTTAGCGCTCCTATGGTCATGCCCCCGGCTATGCCGTCGATACCAGTTTTTTGAGGGTTTTTTGAAACCCGAAAACCTAGCTTAGAAAGTTTTGTTTGTAAGAGCTTGACGTGGGCGCCCCGCGAACCACGTTTCACCAGCGGCAGGGAAGCGGCGGCCGGTTGCGCCGGTTTTTCTAACGGTTTTGCTTTTGCTAAACTTCTGTCTTCTTTGCCGAGCATCATAGGCGCCGGGTACCATCCATATTTCCCAGTTTTTGCAACGTAGCCGAAGCCTTGATGGTGCCACCACTCCGACGGGACCGTTTTCACTAACCCATATTCGGCGGCGATTTTGTTCACTACGCTGGTAGTTATGTTGCCGATGACTCGAAAATCTGTCGCATAAGCAAACCCATCTTTTTGTTCGAGGTGCCATGAACCACGGTACTTACCGCCGGGGCCGAACGTGCGGTCAGGGTTAGCGGCGAGGTTGCCCGTTCCCGCTTTATACTTTCGATAGAGTTCTTTTTGTTGAGCGTAGGTTCTGCACCCGCTACTGACGCAAACCTTTCCGCTTATGCGTGGGTCGGCGAAGAAATGCTCGAGGCGTTCTTTCATTTTCGGGTGGATTTCTTTTAACCTCACCCATGAGCCGGCTACAGGAATCGTCATGGGGTATCGGGGAACGTGACGGTATCGGCTGGGGTCCAACTCGCCGGAAAATCTCTTAATGTTTGACGGTAGGTGGCCCAAGCCTCCTTATTGGCTATGGGGTTGTCGGCGGTTTGCGTCCAATCGCTCAATGAAAGTAAGTGGTTTCGTTCTGCCCGCATTCTTTCCATTAAAACAGCGTCGGTTATTGTTTCGGGGTCGAACGGGTCTAGGCGTAGGTAGATCATGTCGCCCTATACATTCCCTGCAAATAGATTTTGTCTCCGTCATCCCATGCAAAAGGCCTTGTGGCGTTGACGTTTAATACTCGGGTGCCGTATGTGCTGGACGTTAGAAGGGCGTGAAGGAAAATGTTTTGAGAAACTAACGTCAGCAAACATTGGGCGTAAACGCTGCCCGTCGTGTCGATACAAATGGCGGTACCTATCGGCCCCCAAGGGTTAATTGTGCTCGCGGCGGTGCCCACCGGTACTGAGAAATAGACTGACCCGTCGATGCTGGAGCTTGTGCCTAAGACTAGGCCGATTTCAAAGAAAACGCATTCGTTGACTTCCGCGGCGAAGCCGGCGTTGGTCGCCCCGCTGCCTGGTGTAACATTGGTCCAGCTAGGGTCGAAGGCCGTATAGTCGCCGATGGCGTTCAAGTTTGCGGCGGTGAGAATATCGCCGGAGCTGAAATCGAAAGGGTTTGTCATATTTGCCTAACCTAAAATACCTGTGTCCAGTTTACCATATAAACTGTTGTTCAAAATGAAAAGCGTTTCTTGTAATGCGTCAGCTAATGTGAAATGTCCGACGGTGCGTTGCGGTGTAATATCCCACCTTACGCCTATAATCATACCCTGGTAGGTTTGTTGCGCTCCCGTACCGGGCGGCGTCTTATATTGCACATTGCACTGATCCAATATCGAATAGGTGAAAACGGCCCCGCTGTCATCGGGCGGCCGCATAACAAACGAAACTTTTTTAACGACCGTCGATTCTTTCGACCCTTTGGCTACTATCTGATTCGCCAACGTCAAAACCCCGCCGTCGTCGTCGTTCAATAATCCGGTTCTAGTCAAACCTTTCACCCCAAAAGCGGTTATTACACTATCAGCGGAGCGCGCCCGTTGCGCTGTGCCGCCCGTCCGTTGCATAGACGCCTGCGTCACCATGTTCTCGCCGCGTATACCGATATCTAAATTAGTGAACTCGTAGGTACTGCCGCCGCCGGCGTCGTCGAACGTGACCGTCGTGGTAGAAGGCGGGGTACCCTGCGCTTTGAACGTTAGAACATTCCCGTAGTAGCTGGCGTCGAACGCCGCTCCTTGCCGGCAACAGAAATCGCCGCCGTCGGTTTGCGCTAAGATTTGGGCTAATGTACCCGCCGGGCCGGAATGGGAGAGGCCCGTGTTGGTAGCTTTGCCGTTTGCACTTCCTAGAATTTTTACGACGTCGTCATGTTGGCCGACGCTTTGGTATGCCATGATTTCATTTAATTGTAGATCAACTCGCGCCGCGGTGAATGCGACCGCTGAGCCGTCGGCGTCGGCTAAATTGATTTGGGAGAGTTCGCCCAGCCGGTCAACTACAGTAATAAAAAGCCGGCTTTGCTTGGTGTCGATGATTTGTAAATCTACGTCTTGGATGACGCCTTGGAAAACCACTGGCGGCCCGACCGAATAGCTTGCCCCGGTTACCACCCCGAACAATTTGAACTCTTTTCCGAGATAGGTTTCGGCGCTGTGGGTGCCGCCACCGCCGGGCGTGTACTTCCCGTCGTTGTTTAATAATTCCATGACACAGGAGCCGGCAGAGTATGGGCTGATAGGTTCCGTTTTTCCGTAGTTGATGGAAAACCCTGCAACGTCGGTCAATGGGATAGCCCCGGCGTCTAGCGTGCAGGTTAGGGTGTAGGACCACGCCATTAGAACGCTCTTGTGTTTATGGGGACAGCTCCGTTTATAGCCTGGTACCGTTGCAACGCGCGCACAACATCGTCACCGTTTGAGCCGGTCGGCATGTTTATAGTTATGTTGGCGCCCATCATGCCCATTTTATTTAATGGAATGACCGCTTCTGGTCCGGCTTCGCCTATCATCGCGAGCGTTGGACTGTTGACTATGCCGCCTTCTGCTAATTCCGATATTTTTAAGTAATCATTAGGCACATTGTCGGGCAATCCCCAAGTTCCGAATATTTTAGTATCTACTTCTATTGCATTCCACGCCGTGTTAATATGGCCGACTAGCCAGTTCCATGCCTTAATTAAAGCGTTTGTTAATGTTTTCCCTATGTCTACAGCTCCGCTTATCGCACCGCGTAAACCGTCCACGATAGCATCTTGTAATTTCTCACCGAATTTTTTAGCC